AGTGAACTACCTGGCCACCGACCGCAGTCCGCAGGTGATGCCGGCCACCGACTACAAGGCCGAGCTCTCGGGGCCTTTGGGGCGCATCACGCCGCAGTTCGGCAAGATTTGGCCCATCCCGCTGCCCGAAATTGGCTCGGTGTCGGTGGACTACACCGCCGGCTACGGCGACGCGGCCACGGACGTGCCCGAAGGCATTCGCCATTGGATCCTGTTGCGGGTGGGCACCCTGTACGAGAACCGCGAGGAGGTGGCCATCCTGTCGCGCCAATCCATCGAGCCGCTGCCCTTCGTGGACTGCCTGCTTGATTCCTACAAGGCGCCGCTGCTGTAGACCATGCGAGCCGGTGAACTGCGACGCAAGGTCGCCATCCAGTCCCGCGGCAGTTCTGTGGACAGCTGGGGTCAGCAAAGCACGACGTGGAGCACGGTGCTGGCCGATGTGCCGGCGGCCATCGAGCCGCTGGCCGGTCGAGAGTTGGAGCTGGCGCAGGCCATCAACGCCGAAATCAGCAGTCGCGTGGTGGTGCGCTTCAACCCGCTGCTGGTCAACCCGGCGGCGATTGCCGCCCTTCGCGTGGTCTACCAAGGCAACGGCGTGACGCGCTACTTCAACGTGCAAAACGCCCGCAACCTCGATGAGCGCAACCGCACCATCGAGTTGCTGGTCAGCGAAGGTCTCAACGAAGGGTAGGACATGACGGCCTTGATCCAGGACGTCCAGGCCAAACTGGTGAGCTTGAACCCCGCCGGCGGCGTGTTCTACGGCATCAACACCACCGAGCCGCCGGTCTATCCGTTCATCGTGTGGCAGCGAGTGGTCAGCAACGCCAATGCGGTGCTGCAAGGTCCGACCGACCTGCAGAACACCCGCGTGCAGGTGGACATCTACAGCCGCAGCCTGCAGCAGGCCGCTCAGCTGGAGACCGCCCTGGAAGCGGCTATGGCGGCTTGGAGCGTGCAAAACGTGCCCATTAGCAGCGTGGACGTGTACGAAGAGGAGGTGCGGGCCTACCGCATCACCAAGGACTATTCGATTTGGAGCACCAACGGGTGAGCTACAGCAGCGTGCAAATCAAGGGCCTGGCCGAGCTCAATCGGGCGCTGGCCGAGTTGCCGCCGCGCGTGGCGCGCAACGTGCTGCGGGGCTCGGTGGCCGCGGGTGCGGCGGTGATCCGGGATGAGGCCCGTGTGCGGGCCCCTCGTTACGAAGGGCAGGTAGCGACCAAGCACCCGCCACCCGGCACCCTCAAGCGGGCGATCTATTCCGCCCAAGCGCGCCGGCTGTCGAGCTTGCTGCAGCAGGTTTACCAAGTGGGCGTCATCTCCGGCAAGCGTGCCAAGGTCGGCAAGGCCAAGTCGGGCAAGTCCAAAGATGCCTACTACTGGCGTTTCGTTGAATTCGGCACCGTCAAGATGGCGGCGCGTCCGTTCCTGCGTCCGGCCTTTGAGGCCAAGAAGATGCAGGCTGTTGAAGCCATTCGCGCCTACATGGCCGAGCGCATCCCGCGCGAGGTCGCGCAACTACCCAAAGGGCCGCGTATGTAGCGCCGCCCGCATCACCGCTAGCCACCCACCACCCACCGCCCGCCGGCCTCGCAAGAGTCGGCGGGTTTTTCTTTTGACCCCTTGGAGGATTTCACATGACCTCAACCGCTATCAGCGCACAAGGCACTACCTTGAGCATCGGCACGGGCTCCGGCTCGGCCAAAACCATCACCGGCGTGACCGTGGGCAACCCCACGATCCTGACGTCCTCGGCACACGGGTTCGTTAACGGCGACATCATTACCTTCAGCAGCGGCTTCACGGGCACTGACGCGGCCCTGCTCAACGGCAAGACGTTCACCGTGATCCACAAGACCACCAACACCTTTGCGGTGGCGGTGGACACCACCGGCAAGACCGTCACCGCTGGCACGGCCACGGCTACCCCGACGACCTTCACCGAGGTCAACAACATCAAGACCTATTCCGGTTTTGACGGGATGGCCAGCGAACTCGACAAGACCAACCTGCAGAGCGTGGCCAAGGAGTTCATGCTCGGTCTGGTGGACTTCGGTCAGTTCTCGTTTGAGTTCGACACCGACCTCAACGACGCCGGCCAGGCCGCCTTGCGCTCCCACCAGCAAAGCAGCGCGATTGCTAACTTCCAACTGGTGCTGCCGGGGGCGGGCTCCAACCTGACCTATTCCTGGCAGGGCTACGTCAAGAAGTTCAGCCAGACCGGTGGCGTGGACCAGATCGTCAAGGGCTCGTGCGACATCCGCATCAGCGGCGCCGTCACGCTGACCTGAACTTCGCCAAGAGGAGCTGCGCATGAAGAAAACCCTCAGTCGCGACCAAATCGTTTCTGTCAGCGACATCAAGACCGAGTACGTCGACGTCCCCGAATGGGGCGGCACGGTGGCCCTGCGCGAACTGACCGGCGCCGAACGCGACGCCCTGGAAGCCCAGATGGTCAAGGTCGTCAACGGCAAGCGGGAGGCCGACACCAGCAACCTGCGCGCCAAGATCGTGGCGGCTTGCTTGGTCGATGGTGAGTCGGGCGACCGTCTGTTTGACGACAAAACGATCCGCGAGCTGGGCAACAAGAGCGCAGCGGCGCTGGACCGCCTGTTTCGGGTGGCCCAGCGCCTAAACGGTATGGACGGCATGGAGTCGGTGCAGGAGCAGCAAAAAAACTCCGAAGCCGCCCAGAGCGGCAGTTCTATCTCCGCCTGAGCCTGGCCATGGGCATCCCCGTGGGCGAGATGCTGCGCCGCATGACCGCCAGTGAGCTGACCGAGTACATGGCCTACGACCAGATCGAGCCAATCGGTGAGCCGCGGGCGGACCTGCGGCTGGGCATCTTGGCTGCCACGGTGGCCAACCACAGCGCCAGTCCGCCACGCCAAGCGGCCAAGCCCGTGGATTTCATGCCCTTTGCGAAGTCGTTTGATCAACCCGCGGCCGTGATCTCGTTGGAGAACGAGGAGGCGCGCGCCCAACTGCTGGGCAAGACGCTGTTCGGCGATCGGGTGGTGCGCTACACCAAGGACGAAGACTGATGAGTGGGTCTCTCGGCTCCCTAGTCGTTGAAGTCGCCGCCAATGTGGCGCGGTTTCAGAGCGACATGGGGCGCATTGCCTACATCGCGCAGCAAAACGCCAGCCTGGTGCAGCGGGCGTTTGACACCGCGGGCAACGCGCTTAAGGCCATTGGCGTTGGCCTGTCGGTGGGCATCGCTTTCGATACCGTCAAGACCAAGATCGACAGCGCGCTGCGCTCGGCGGCTGGCTTGGAGGACTTGGCGCAGCGCACCGGCGGCACCATCGAGGGGCTGTCGCGGCTATCGAGCATTGCCCAAGTCTCGGGCACCAGCACCGATTCCTTGGCCACTGGGCTGCAGCGCCTGGCCAAGAGCATGGTCGAAGCCGAGCAGGGCGGGGCCACTGCCGTGGCGGCGTTCTCGGCGTTGGGTATCTCCACCAAGAACCTGGCCTCGCAGCGCCCTGAAGACATCTTCGTGCGGGTGGCCACCGAGCTGGCGAAGTACGAAGACGGCGCTACCAAAACGGCCGTAGCGCAGCAGTTACTCGGTAAGTCGGGTGCCAACCTCCTGCCGGTAATGAACGACCTGGTCACGGTGGGCGACCTGGCGGTCACGACCACAGCCGCGCAAAGTGCTGCGGCCAAAGCCTACGAGATCAACCTGCAGCGCCTGCAGGTCTCGGTGGACTCGGTGTTTAAGACCATCGCCCTGCAGATTGCCCCGGTCATGGGCAGCTTCATCAAGGCGATGGTGTCCTCCACCAACTCCGCCGACGGCCTGCGCGGCAGCGTCGATCGTCTAGCCGCGGATGGTTCGCTGCGGCAGTGGGCTGAGGCCACCGCCATGGGCCTGGCCCGACTGATCGACGTGCTCAGCGTCATCCCGGACCTGTTCCTCATGACCGGCAAGACGATCGCCGCCGCAGCCGCGCAGATGGCCGGCCTCGGGCAGGTGATGGCCGGTGTGTTTCAGATTCTCTCGGGCGACCTCACCAAGGGCCTTCAGACCGCAAAAGACGGGCTGCAGCAGATCACCATCGTGGGCGATGCCTGGTGGCAGGACATGCAGCAGATCTTCAATCGGCCGCTGTTCTCCGAGCGTTTTAAGCAGCAGCTGGCCGAAGACGCGAAGAATCTGAGCGACACCTTGGGCAACCGGCGCCGGCTGCCCGACTTCAACTTGCCGCAGCCGGACACGGGCCTGTTTAAGGCGCAGGCCGACGCCCAGGCCAAGGTCATTGAGCGCCAGATTCAGCAAGAGCAGCAGCTCTATCAGACCCGTCAGCAGGTGCTGCAACGCCTGTACAGCCAGGACCTGATCTCGATAGCGGATTACTTTGCCGCCCGCGAAGCCTCGACCGAGGCGTTCCGTACCCGGTCGCTGGCCCTGTACGACCAAGAAATCGCCGACCTGCAGCGCGCCATGGCCCGCATGGTTGATGTGCGCGCCAAGGCCGAGCTGGCCGGCCGGATCGAAGACATTGGGATTCGCAAAGAGCGCATTACCACCGAAGTCGAGCGCCAGACGGTGCTGGACCGGCTGGAGCAGGCCAAGGCTACGCGCGACTACGCCGACGAGGTCGAGCGGCTCAATGTTCGCCTCTTGGAGCTGCAAGGCAACCTGGAAGAAGCCTCGCGCCGTCAGCAGACGCTGCAAAACCGCACCCTGCGTCAACGCCTGACCGTTGAGCAAGACCTGCCGGCCCTGCAGGTGCTGGATCGGATCGAGCGGCTGCAAACGCAGCAGGCATCGTTCAGTCAGTTCGGGGCTCAGGCAGCGGTGGTGGAGGAGCGGCTGCGTAACGCCGAAGGGCGCATCTCCCTGGACCAGCAGCGGGGGGCTGCCAACGAGCTGCAAAGCCTGGCCCGCTTAAGCGCGGCCCGCCTGGGCGCTGTCTCGGAATTGCAGCGTATTGCCGAGCAAATGGACGC